CTTGACCAAATACACGCACGGAATACTCACGCTCAACTTCACGGCTTGGGTGCATTAAACGGTTCGCTAATTCACCATCTGTCGTGAAAAGTAATAAGCCAGAAGTATTAATATCTAAACGACCGACTGCAATCCATCTTGCACCATTTAAGCGTGGCAAACGGTCGAATACAGTTGCGCGACCTTCAGGATCACTACGAGTACAAAGTTCGCCTTCAGGTTTGTAATACATCAACACACGACACACTTCTTTTTGTGCTTGTTGAAGATTGATGATACGACCATCAATACGCACTTTTACACCAGAATGTACATCGATACGATCACCAAGAGTCGCCATTTTGCCATCGACACTCACACGATTTTCAGCAATCATCGCTTCAATTTCACGACGAGATCCTTGTCCTGCACGCGCAAGCACTTTCTGTAATTTTTCACCTTCTACAGTCGATTGACGAGATAGTTTAGCTACCTTAGCTTTAGGGGGTGATTTGATGTCAGAATTGACCGCATTTTTACGTTCTTTACGCTCAAAGTGCGGTTGTTTTCCCGCTTGTTTTTCACGTTCTTGTCTGACTGGTTTTTGAATAGGTTTCATCTGTTTTCCTTTGTCGCTTTCCCAAGCGTCTAAAATAAGTTAAATGAAAGGAGCGGTACGACCACTTCCTTCACGTAAAATTACTGGCGATTCTTCCGTTAAATCTACCACCGTTGTTGGCTCTTGACCTAAATAGCCACCATGAATAATTAAATCCACTTGACGCTCTAAACATTCACGAATCTCTTCTGGATCGGAATAAGTCATATGCTCATTATCAGGCAACATCAGTGAGCAAGATAGAATCGGCTCACCTAATGCGTTCAATAAATCCAAAGCAATTTGGTTATCCGGCACACGCAATCCAATGGTCTTGCGTTTTGAGGTCATTAATCGACGTGGAAGTTCTTTCGTTGCCGTCAAAATAAAAGTATAACGCCCCGGTGTATTGTTTTTAATTAAACGATAAGCTGAATTGCTCACCGTTGCGTAGGTTGAAAGCTCGGATAAATCGCTACATACCAACGTAAAATTATGCCCTTCTGGCAACTTACGAATTGCAACAATACGATCCATCGCATGTTTATCGCCGATCATACAGCCTAAGGCATAGCCCGAATCTGTCGGGTACACAATGACACCACCTTGACGCAAGATTTCTACCGCTTGATTAATCAAACGCGCTTGCGGGTTTTCAGGGTGGATATAGAAAAATTGGCTCATAATTTTGTCCTTAAAAAACTGACGAGATTATACACCGATTTAGATGTAGTTATAAGAATTTGTTATAAAAAATAATAAGCAAGCCTCGTAAAAGGATTTGTTTTATTTTTTCGTTCCGAAAAAGTCAATATTATTGTTCTTTTTTCTCTTTTAAAATCAAAGATATTTAAAATTATTTCGGAACATATTTATAACATAAATGGATGATTGTTACAGGGTTAAGTGCGGCCATAACAACCGCACTTTTTTACTAGACCTGAGGGTATGCCGAGATTACAAAATCTTTTGCCGTACTCGGATCGATTTCACCGCTTTCCAGTTTTGCTTTTTACTGCTCTACTTTTCCACCAGCAAACATATATGGGTTTACATAGCCTATATATGTTTCAGGACTAAAATCTTCAGGTTGTGCCTTAACTAACTCACCTAAAGCCCATTCATAAGGGATTTTTTCCCACCCTGGCACAGCTTGGATGGTGAAAGTATTTACAGATAAGGATTCTTTCCCTTCATCCTTTTTGGCTTTTGATACATACGATGCAATAGTGACAAAAGTGCTATTATTGACATAGTCAACTTGCAAGCCTGTGACTGCATGATGTTCTGACATGGCGCCAGTACGAATATCTTCGATTTGTTTTGAGATGTATTTCATTTTTTTACTCCTAGTCTTGTGTTATTGTTCTTGTGTCTGATACTGCGTATGCTGTAATGCACATTTTAGCGGTACGACCACTTGAAAACTCAAAAAATTCTGGTGGATTTTCCTCATGATTTGTATATAAAAACCTGTGAGATTGATTAGCCTCAACCGTGAATGTTTTGTGTGAATTAACGATGAAGAAAATTCGCTTAACAGGTGAGGGAGCTATATTTATCCACACTTGATAAAAGCTCAGAGTTTTATAAACTGTAATAATAGCCACCTCACACAAATTCCCACCGACCAACTGATTGACTTCAAGTGTACCGGTGAATTTACCAGTTACGCCTTCAAGCCTTGCAGCTTTGATTACGCCACCTTCGACAATTGCACCTTTTACTGTCCCGCCGCTTACCACTGCACCATTAATGGTGCCACCATTAACTGTTGCACCATTAACGGTGTTACCAGTAATGACACCACCAGTGATTCTTGGTGCCCTAATTTCTTGGTTAGCCATAATATGGTTGCCACGGATTGTGTCTGCAATAATACTGCCACCGTGCACTTCCGTTAAACCAGCATTATTCCATGGACTTGGTTCTGTTGTGTATTCGGTGCACTCTTCAAGCATAGGTCGCGCAACCCGTAGATGCTTATTCGATTCGTTGCTGTTTGATATAACCCAGAATATTGGAGTAATTCGTTCTACATCACTAGGTGCTTTAAATTTTACAAATGCACGTTTTGTGTACCCGGAAAGACCACCACTGAAAGAATAACCGATAATATCTTCAGAACTAAAATCCTTATACCCTCCTTCTTTAAGATGACATCTTGCAGTTAATTTTGCTTTTGACCTATGTGCGCCAATATATGCAGAAAGAATATACCATTTATTTCCTAATACTGGCGCAGATTGCATTGCCACCGTGCCAGATGCCGATGAATCGCCGTCAATATTAAAAATAAGCTGATTTTCTCCAGGTAAATAGTACGTTAATCCCCAAGCGTCATTAGCTTGCTTTGAATCCGCTCTAAGATTTCTCGCCGTTGAACTTCCCCACCAGCTACATCCGTGAGGCAATCCATCATTTTTCACATTTGCAAATATTGGATTATACAAGAGATTTCCGCCACTACCCGCTGACAACTTATCTCTCGTCACAGACCCAGCTACAACCAAATCACCACGAATACCGACTTGCCCATTTGCAACAGAAAACACTGGTTTTACATTACCGTCATTCGCATTTGCCACAATCCCGAATTTATCAGCCATAACAATGACCGAGCTTTCTTCTTGATTTGCACCAAGTGCGATACCAGCAACAGCAGTTCTTCCACCAGCAATAGCTTGCGTTTTGATTGTGTGCATTGAGCTAACTTTGCCATTAAGTCCAGCGACAGCACTGCTCACCTGCGATACTGTTGATTCAGCATTGCCAACTTTAGCGGTTAAGGCGTTAATTTGTTGTGCGTTTGCTTTATCACTTTCCGCTTGAGCCTGTCTTACTGCAGTAATACCTGATAAAGCTGATTCTGCCTTCGCTGTCACAGTTTTGATCGTTTCAGCTTGTGCTTGGTCTGCTTTTTCAAGATTTTTAATTGCGGTTCCTGATGATTGGGCTTGTGCAGCTATTTGAGCTAATGCACCTGCGACAGCAGTTTGTCTTGTTTTAGCTTCTTCTCCAACTGCATTATTAATATCAGCTTTAATGGAGTTGATGAGTTCTTGGCCAAGTTGAGATTTAGTAATTTTCCCTTCTAACGCATTTAACAAGTTATCTGGGTTATGATCTGCTTCGCCAAATACTGCTTCGGTGAACTCACCTTTATTTCCCTGCTTATCTACTCCTCTCAAATAAAAGTAATAGCCTGTCGATAAAGGCACACCATTGATAACATAGTTACTTTGAGGATATGGCAGTGTTGCCACTTTAACCGCAGTGTTTATGTCATTTGTATTGCTACGCCAAATCTCAGTGCTAAATCCAGGTGTAAATGTCTTAGGCAAATCCCAATCAAGCTCAATAGCAAATAACAAGGATTTAGTAACAAATCTAGGAATATTGAGATTAATCTCAAATGATCGTGTTACGGGATCTGACAGTTGGCCACTTTGGTTTTTAGCCCTAATTTCTGCGGTATAACTGCCATCAGGCAACCCTTCAAATGATATTTCTGGATTTTTTAAGTTTAGATATGTTTTGAAAACCTTTCCGTTGCGATATAACCGCACTTCATAGGTTAATAACGCATCTGTTGTGGGTACTGACCAAGTAAGTCTTATACCGTCAGCACTATAAACTACATCAGCATTAGTTACTTTTGTTAGTCCATTATGCATGGTTGTAGCAACAGGCACAAAGCTTGCACTACCATCAACAATCGCTTCTTTTTGCGGTTCATGCTGCAGTGCAGTTATGGTATAACTTCCGTCATCGTTTTCAGTAATGCCGAGAGCACGGTAAAGCTGAGTAGATACTTGCGGGGTTTTTAATACCCAATCATCCATTACGTTCAAACCAACAGGGTTGGTTTCTAATGTAACAATAGATTTATTTGTATTATCTACATTGATGATTTTGATTTTCACCAACTGCATTTCATCATTGAGATAACTTAAATAGCTATTACCAGTAATTTCTACAGGTTGATCAAGCGTTACTTTCTTACCGTTTATCGCAATAACTCGTCCACCAAGTGTTCTACCTGCAAAATCATTATCAGCAATTTCAATGATGTCGCCAGGCAAATGCAATAATCCTTGGAGGCCTACTACAAAGGTAATAGTACATTGTTCAAGACGAGAGGTTTCTAATACCCATCTACCATATCGATGAGCTTGCCCACGACTTGTGCAACCGTAAGCTGTAATTTTCTTAACGTTGTAGCCATAGCGAGCAATCATTAAATCATCTGCAACGTACTCAATCGCTTTTTGATAGAAGTTACGCTCATCAGCATATTCAACTTCTACTGCAGTAAAAATTGTCTTTCCTGCCGCAAATTGACGAGAGAATTTACCATCAACTACATTTGATTGAGTATATAAACATACTGGATCTGATGTTCTATCTTGGATAGCTGAAAACTGTGTCCCATTCCATACTGCAATAGAGCGAAAAACAGAAGCCATGTCTGATAGCACGTTATAGGCATCACGCTGTTCTGTAATCCATAGATTAGATACCATTCGTGGCTCTTTGCCACCATATCCATCATCGACTAATTCATCACAGTATTTTGCAATTTGATACAGTTGAAACTTATCTAATCCGTATTCCCCAATTCGTTTACCTAATCCAGCTAACGAATTAGTGACTAAGTCGTAAAAAATCCAGGCGGGGTTATCCGTCCACTCTTCTTTCCAATCACCGCGCCAAATACCTGGTGCATACGTTCTTGTTTCAGGATTATACGTACTTGGCACTTTTACTAATCGGCCATAAAGTAATAGATTTACATTAGGGAAATTTGGGTTATAGCGCGAATCCGTTTTAATGCCAATTAATGCCATGTTTGGGTATGACAGTTTGGTATCAATGATTTCCGTGTAACTAACCCAATGAGTGCCATTCTGTAGTCGTTGTGAAGTGCTGTCGGCTGTTAATCTTTTGACTGTAATGGTAAATGGTTTAGGCGGTAAATTATCAATGATGTAACTGCGATAAAAGCGAGATGATGATTTACCATTAATATTTTTTACCGTGCGGCTTTGCCCGTTGATTAAGATTTCAAGTGATACAGATGTTCCCTCTGTGTCGCCATTTTCATTTTGAGAAAATAACGCACTTACACCACATGTAATTCTGAGACGTGTCACATCAGGATCAATAACTGTTCTTGTTACAGGGGTAACATTTTTGATTTCAGCGCCAACTGATACTTCACGCTCTGACATTTCAAATCCCTGTAGCGGCATTTGGTCCTGTGTGCCGAGTGTAAATGCTATTTCTGTGTTTTTGAAATTGAAACTTGACTCATCATTATCATCAACACCGTTTGCATTTTGGATTGGCGTATTGTCAAAGTAAGTTGATTTCCATTTATTGGCTGGACCTTTGATTGGACCAAGAGAAATTAAACCAATAGCACGTAATCGTTGTGAAGAACGAAGGCTATCAGGTGCTTCATGTGGTGTGCGCGCTGAACCTTGGCTTTTACCGCCCATAAGTACCTCTTTAAAAAGAAAACCGCCTATAAGCAGTGCCTATAAGCGGTTAAATTTATTTGTGATGTTATTGATGATCGTCAAAAGTTTCTATCCCTTGAGAAACAAGTATAAGACTGGTCATCATTTTTCCGTACAATAACGGAATAGGCCTTCCTTGCGGAGTTAAATTACGAAGATTGCTGAATGATGTGCTTTGTTTCTTTTCACTTTCATTAGCACTACTACCCATATCTGGTGGTCTCGTTAAAAGAGATATAGCTCCTGATATAGCAAGTGATGCCCCCATTGCGCCAGCTATCATTACACCACCGGCAGACCAACCTAACGGGTTCCACCATGCAACAGCAATTAATACAACCCCAACAACGGCTTGAATTATACCTGCTGCTTTACCCGCACCAGTAATAACTGGCGTAAAATGTACGGAGGATTTATCATCAAGATCAATTATTGGATTATTTTTTAATTGCTCATTGCTTATATACTTTCTACCAATTCTAACTTTGTAATACCCTTTGCTAAGATGCGATCTTAGCCCTTGAATTTGAGTGATTAATCCACTCATTAACTCTCGAAAGTTACTTACATCAAGCTCGAATGGTTCATCGCTAAATCGTTTAAGATTGCCATGAAATGTAATTTTTGCCATTCTGAATATCTCCAAATTGAATGTGTGGAATTAAGCCAAAAACCATCATAAGGTACACGTGCAGAGAGACGACTTTCACTATGATGAACCATCATCTGATCACCTAGATACACTCCTGCGTGATTAGCGAAACTTGCACCGACTTTAATTAAAATCACATCGCCAAGCTGCGGTTCTTCATCAAAAGGAATTTTTTCAAATCCACAACGAGCCAAGCCTTCTTCATATAAATTGGAATGCTCAAACCATTCAAATTCGTAAGTGGATTGATCTGGCAATTCAATACCGGCTAACATATAACAATCAAGAATGATATTTCGGCAATCTTGTTTATTGTTTTCAAATTGACGACCAATCAGCGGTGAAATAGAACGGAACTGTTTAATGTCGTCATCCACCACCAGCCAAAAATCTAACTGTGTTCTAACCTGACATTCTCTGTCAGCAATGGATAAATATGGCAATCCTTTTTCAAAAGCAGAATCAGGGTGAGAATGCACCAGCGCTACAATAACACCACGTTCTTCAGCAAGAAGAAAATCATCTGGCGATATTTCAAAAAAATTAACAGGATCGTGTGAGATATTTTCGCAAGGGATGTAAGAAAAACCGTCTTTAAATACAACAAAGCCACAACATTCTTGCGGCTCTGTACTTTTAGCGTGTGACAGTATTTCTTTTTTTAATTTATCCGGAATAATCATGATCAATTCCCATACTGGGTTGTACTTGGAAAACCGCCAAACGGTAATACAGCATTCTCACCAAATCTCAATTTACAACCACGTATACAATGCGAGCATTTATCGTTTTTACGGTCGTTCGTTGGTTTATCAAATTCATCGGCAACAGGTCCACCTGTATAACCGCATTGTGGCGAACGATATTGCCAAATACAAACATCAGATGTAATCATTAATAGCGGGATTTTTGCGTTATCCGTTTCTGCAGGTGATGCTAGTTCAAAAGTAGCTTGTTTATCATCAAGGCTTTTTAATTGCTCAATGATGTAATAACTCACTGCTTCTTGTGTAGGATCTGCCTGAGCGTTTTTGCCACCTTCAAAATTACGGGAATCAAGAAACTGCGCATAAACCAATCTACGAGTAACTTTACCACCAACGCCTTGCCCTAAATTAACCGCAATGCCAGTAATGATGCCATATAGGTTAGATACTGTTAATGTCGGACGAGAACTTGGACCTTGTCCACTAATTTCAAAGCCATCTGCTTCAATTGGATAGGCTTGATACTCATTACCCTGCCACCAAATATTGGTTCGCCCTTGGTTTAAACCATTGTGGAATCGATATAATTCACCTGCAGTATTAGAACCGTTAGTCGGAGTAATATGGCGTAAATCAATATCCCACAATTCAATAAGCGCACCTTGCTCTAATTCAGGCAAAAGTGCGGTCATTTTCTTAGGTAAATTTTTAGGCATTTACACTACCTCTTCGAATTCACAATTAAAGGTTGTGTAAGTTAATCCAATTTGGCGAGGGAACTTAACACAAACAACTTTAACTAACTCCCCATTTAGTGCGACATCTTTAAAATAAAAAGCACGGACTCCACCGTGCTCTTTCATAAATTGACGAAATTCTGCTGATTGGCTATTTTTAACCTTATAGGTAACGGAATATTTTCTCAAAAGAGCATTAATTCCATCTTCCATTCGTTGCTGATAGCCATTCCCAAAATTAAGCACTTTCCGCTTTGGCTCTTCATCAACTGTATAACCAGGCTGCGGACACCAAGGCAATGTTTTTAAAGCCATCTCATCTCCTTATCCAAGCATTCCACCTGGACGACGTTGTTTTCTTAACACTTCAAGTACATTTGCTTGGATTGCTAGTGCTAACTCTTTACCTTGTTCGGCTTTTTGCTCAGCAGTAACACTCTCATTTCCGTTTTTATCAATATTTATTGTTATTGATACTTCGTTATTAGTTGATGCTCCACCACCGCTAAACAATCCGTCATAACTATCAGATTTGCCACCAACATGACCGCCATTTGCAAATTTAGGGAATCTTCGTTGGTTTAAGGCGTTCATAAACCCAACACCATAGTGATCAACCGTGCGTGATGTCATAACAAATTCATTGTTAGATAATCGAGCTAAGATAGAATCGCTTGTTCCAGTACCTTCTCCGACAACATGACCACCTTTAGCGAATCCTACGCTAGTGATTTGAGAGATAACATTAGCACCGGCCGCTGCAACCGCTGCCATATTTGCAAATTTTTGAGCTGGAGTAAGTGCGGTTGTATCTGCCATCGCTTGTGCGACTGCCTGAGATAGTTTCACCGTAGCTTCTGCAATTGCGAACGCTTTTGATACTGCAAACATTGCTTTATAAGCTGCAGATTGCTTACCGGCTGATTGTTCAACGACCGATGTTAAAGTTCCAAACGCACTACCAAGATCATTTAATCCATTAGCATAAAGCCCAATTTGTTCTTGAAACTGGCTATTTCTGTATTTTTCAATGATTTGCTGTTTGCGTTGTTGGAATTCTTCTTCCGTGATTAACTTTTGATCGTTAAATGCTTGGAGCTGAGCAAGCTCTTGCGTTTGTTGATTAATTAGCTCTTGTTGCGGATCATAAAGTGCGCGTAATTGATCTAATGGATTGACCGCACTTTGAGATCTGTTTTGAGCATAATCAAACTTCAATTGCAATTCAGCAGTATTAGCTTCACCACCTGTAAGCTGTCCTGCTTTTTTAAGCTCTTCAACTACCGCTAACTCATCATTTAAGTTTGCACGTAATAATTTCTCAGGCGCATATTTTCCTGCAAGTTCTAACCTTTGACGAGCAAACCGCTCAGTGATAGCTGTTTTTGCTGTTTCATATTCTTGATGAGATACAACACCTTTTTTGTTGTGCTCTTCTAAGCGCTGGAACATTCTTGTTTGTTCCAAGTCAATTTCAGCAAGACTAGAACTACTTTTCTTACGAATTTCATCATAGAAACTTAACCAACTATCTCGAGCATTTTCACCTGATGATTTTCGACTACCTGATTTTTTGTTGCTTTCTTTGATTTGCGTTTCAATTGTTGTCACTTTGGTTTCATCGGAAAACATTTTTTCCAATGTTGCTTTACCGGCTAAAATCTTGTTTAGTGTTTCAAGTGATAACCCGACAGCTTTATCTGCCGCATTAGCTGCAGTAATTGTGCCTGTAGCAATACCAATCAATACTTCGTTGTATTCAGCGCCTTCCTTTCCAAGCAATTCATAAAGACCTGCCAATACATAAGCGGATTTAGCCTGACCTTGTTGTTTGAGTTTTGCAACTTCAAGCTTTTGAGCGAGAGACGTAGATTTTTCTTTCAGCTTATCCATCGCATCTTTTAAATCTAACGTCTTATCTGCCGCTTTATTTGCACTATTAGCCGTGTCATTAAAGCTTTTCGGCAAGCTAGCTATAATGTTATCTGCAGTTTCGGCTGATACACCAAGCAACTTGAATTTCTGCCGCACTTCATCAACATTTTTACCTGCTCGCAACATCTTCTCGCCAAGTGGAGAAAGCATTTTCTCAAGTGACTGTTTTGCAACATCAGCATTTTCTTTAATTACTTGGATTTTGTTTTTTAAACTTTCGATTTCGGCATCATTTGCATTTCCACCAACGCTAATACCATCAAAATCTGCACCAACCTGTTTTGTCGCTATTCCCGCTTTTAATTTTTCGATTTCAGCGTAATATTTTTTGACATTTTCAAGCTGTTCAGTAATTTTAATTGATAATGCCGCTTCGGTGATTTGCTCATAAGATTCGGCTAAAGCTTGATTAGCAATAGATGTATCTAATGCCCATTGTCGAGCTTCGGCGGCTTGTGAACTGAAAAATAATAATGATGTAGCCGCAATACCAATAACACCTGCTGGGCCACCAAGTAAAGCCATTACACTTTGCAAACCTTTTGCCGCCATCGTTGCAAGATTAGTTGCTGTGGCAAGGTTCCGTTTTGCTGCAGCTTCTGCTTCTGCAAGTGCAATAATTTGAGCAGACTGAACTTTCATTCTTTCACGCAATGCAAATCGAGTTTGTTCAGATTGAGCAAGCTGTAATTGTGCGGTCAAACTAGACATTTCAAGTTGTGCAGCAGCTCGCATTGCTGTTGCTCTTTCATAAATGCTTTTTGCTTCTGCTGTATGGGCTAAAGCATTTTTTGCACTGATAATACCTGATTTTGCTAACTCTGCACTGTACTGGCTGATTCTACCAACGGCTAAGGCACCAGTTAAAACAACTGCTGCAGTGATTAATTGATCAAGATTTTTCGAAACAAAATCTACACTCTCGCCAAGTTTTTGTGTGATTCCATAAGTGCGGTCAGCTTCACCGGCATATTTAATAAATGATGTTTCGAGATTGGTGTATGACATCGAGAGTGTTTTTACACGTTTCTCGAAATCACTATCCACAGATGATTTTGCTTTTTCAAGTGCAGTTATCACTTTGTTGATAGATAACTCACCATTTTTACCCATATCTTTAAGTGCGCCAACGCTAACACCTAAACCATCTGCAATAGCTTGTGCTAAAGCCGGTGTTTGTTCCATTACAGAATTAAGTTCAGCGCCGCGCAACTCGCCACTAGTCAAAGCTTGACCGAACTGCATTA